TTAGTTCGGTCATGTTTAATCCCTAATATTGTGAGAAGCCTGGAGTTGAGCCGATTCATATTATACCCTGAAGTCCTGTCGACATAATGTCGACAGGATTTGGTATTTCAACAACCGGTTTGGAAGGTGGTTTCGAAGGTGGTTTCGAAGCAGGGGGTGGTGCAACCTTATTTGAGGCATTCTGCGACATGACATCTTTTATACTTTTGAGTATTTGTGTAAATGCACCATTGCTAAAAATATTTGAGACTTCTATTACTTGATAAAATCCCGATACTGTCTGACTTCCATTTGAAAACGTCATAAATCCAGTGTCCTCGTTGAGAATTTCACCGGATCTATAGTTAAGGTAAAATAAGTGGTCGCCACCATAGTAATCTGCATATGTTTTTGGATCAGCATTGGCAGTTGATTTAACCAGCTGAGATATTAATGTGTTTTGCTGTATGTTATCGTATCCCATCCACCAGGGATCGCCGCGTATCTCCAGGCTGATGTTCTGATATTCCTTGTTGAAACTATCAAAGTTTCCCTGAAAAGCACCCCAAAGCGTTCTGCTTGTGGGCAAGTTTTCCCCTGACGGTGCTGCCTGCTGCTTTTCACTTGCACTTGCTTGATTAGCCAACGCAGGGTTGGCTTCGGCCATGGGCTTTACCACTATGGGAAAATTAGACGTCATGGGAAGAATTGTTTGATCCTCCGCGTAAATCGCACCTTTGGCTTGGAACGTACTGCGTAAAGCCAGACGCCCGTTCACAATGTTAGCCGCAAGTGGATTGTTGCGCTGCATGGCCATTGTGGGATCATTTATGTTTACAATAAAGTCACTTCTCAATTGAGCAGCTTCCGTTTGCGCGGCGGCCAATTGTGCATCTGTGGTACTTATCTGCGATTGCAAAAGTGACGATTTATCTTGCAGGTATTTCTCTGTTGCAGTGTAATTAGGAATTGTGCCACCTGCACTTAGTGCAGATATTATATTTGCCGGTGTAGAATCATTTTTCCATGTGTCTAACTCTGTTTGTTGTTTGTTTTTCAGTACTTTTAGATCATTCAATCGTGCCAGGGAACTGGACAAAAGATTTTGGTGATCCACCCAGGCACTCTGATTTGTTCCCGCAAGCGCACCTTGTGTTTGATTGCTGTAATGATTGTTGCCATCATAAGGAGGCACAGCGATGGCCCAGAAATTGTTAATTTTGAGGTCAAATTTCAATATGTCAAGATTTTGCCCTGTAAAGATCCAGTTATATTTGCGATTGATTCTCTTTTGTCTCAACAAATATAGCAGTTTATTTTGCTGAACATCAGCCTGCTCGGCATGTCGTATCTTGTCAATATCAGTGCGCACGCGAGTTTCTTCATAGGGCACCAAAGTATATGTGATTTTTTTAATGTAATCACCTGTCAAAAGATCAAAATCTGTATAATCTACTTGGCTGTGTATCTTGATGTTCCTTAATAGCCCGTGTTCTTGAAAATTCGACGCTGTTCCCGAATCGGATGTTCCCATGCTCCAATTTTGCACGTCTTGACTTTTACTCAATGCATATAATATCGCGTTACCGACGTCTGTGCCTGGAGGCATAGTAATAGTTTGGCTGTTGGAACCATCCTTGGACTTGTTAAATGGACTATTTCTTGCATCGTTTTCTAATAGTTTATTTGTGTCCAAGACCCACGACTGTAGCTCTTTGGGAACAACAAACTGGTATTCCACCAAGTTTTTGGCGCCGGGATCTTTGCTGCTTTCCAATCTGTTGAGGCTTTGCTGCAAGCCGTTGAAAAACCCAGCAACTGAGTTGCTGGATATTGCAATCGTAGCAGCCTGCATGCTGGCCTCATTGGTAAATCCGTATGTGCCGTCACATATGCCTTTTATGTCGTATTGACTTCCTTGCTCGCTTCCAGTCAAACTCATGCTCGTAATCACGACTCTAAATACTTTATGGTGCAAGCCGTTTTCCACAACGTTTCCGTTTTCGTCATATCCACAAAACCAAAGTTGCACGAAATATTTGGCCCGTTGCCAATTCAACATGCCGTATTCCTGTGCAGCACTGTTGATGCGATCTGGCAAGCTCAACCCATATGGTTCAGTTATGGTCATGCTCCAAGTTATCTGTGGCATGTTTCTAGCTTCACGAGTAGTGCCCACAAGATTGTTAAATCTTAGCTCTCGGATATTGAACCCCGCAGTGACTCCGCTTTCGGCAATAACAACCTTGGGGATAGCATCGATAGATGCTTTGATGTTGCTTTGAGCCAATCCAGTGCCGATTTGATCGACCAGATCTGAACTGGTCAGCCAAAACCGTATATGGTATGTGTAGTTGACAAAGCGATCCAAATCGTTTGTGGGAAGAGATGCAAGTGCATCTTGTATTTCCTTTGCTTTGTCCTTGTAGATCTCGTTAACAACCGTGGATATCACTTTATTTGTTGACGCAGTGTTCTGAATAAAGGAGGAATTTATATTTCCTTGCGAGGCAGTGAACGATTCGGCCGATATGTTTTGATCAGCCAAGGTGGGCTTGGCGGCAATGGCGTTGGCAGCCCGTTCAGCACTAACCGGATCTGTTATGACATTTGATCCCAGCCAAGTATTGAGTGTGTTCCAAAAAGCCATTACGTTAATCCCACCAGACTGTTCTTGCTGGGTATTATTATTTGCATACCAGTCACCAGGTCGTAAATGGGATCTTTGATGCTATTTCCGTTATACACTGAAAATACCCACCAGAGCCTGGGAGTCCCATAATAATCATAGCTCAACAAGTCAGGACGGTTGTTATATTTCGAGGGCAATGTAATCACAGCGTCATCCGAACTAGTTGTCAGGGCGGGGGGTGTCCACACATCCAGATAGTTAATATAGGTTGTAACTTGAGCAGTTGCGCTATAGGGACTTTGATTGTTATACGAGGTAATCATATCCAACCTCCAGGTCTTAAATAACTACCTTGCCGAAATTTATCCAAACTCCAATCACGTAGAGCTTTGGGGGTGTTTTGCACAGTTAATGCCACTGTGATTTCAAATAAAACTGGCAATCGTGTGTATTGGGTTGTAGTGGGCACTACCACACTGATGTAATCAGGCTCGGAAGGAATAGTCACTGAAAATTGAGTCACAACCACTGGCAAGCTGTTAAACATGGCCGGACCATGAGCATCAAATAACAGAACCGGAGGAGGTGTTCCCGGTGGCGGTGTTTTACTGGAGCCAAATGACATCTTTGTGACTGTTCTCAAAAAATGAATACAACCCAAGTTATACAACGCCTCATCGGTAGTTTGACTTGTAAATACTCCGCTGATTGAGAGTTTTGACGCAGGAGTTCTTGTATAGGACAATATTTCCTGATTTGTATGAACTGGATTCATGGCATCATATAAAACATCTTGGCTGTATGTAATCGTAGGTGTGTATGGCCAAACCATGCCGCCAGTGGCTCTTAATACATTGCTGGGTGTGCCATATAACAGATCTACCCCGCCAGGTTTGGGGCGCAATCTTGCTCTCAAATCACTCACTGGAGTACTGCTTACACTGTTGTATATGGCAGTCGCATCTTTCACGGCCTGGAATTGGCTTACCACTTGCGACGCGCTGCCGGCAAGCCTTCCCAGAAGATCTGTAATAGGGGTGGGGGCTGGGCCTCCAGGTATTCCATAATCAGCCATAAATATTACGCCCTTTAAATGTTTGTTGGTTATTTATCATGCCACAATCCTGCCATTTCGACTGACGAGCAAACCATTCAATATAATCAATTGTTTGGAGAAAATTCATGATTCCCACCCCTGTAGTAAAAGTAAAATACCTTACCAACAAAGACTTGTTGGAGCAAATACACGTCAGTAAAAAGAGCTACTGTAGCTTCTTGGAGGCAGCATATGGCGATTACGATATCATTACACAAGATTTGGCTTCCATAACACCGGAAATTCTAGTGCAAGCTCGACAAAAACGTGCTGAGATTCTCAGTCTCAAGGCCAAGAAGGCGTCTCAAGCTCTGGGAGAAAAAACTGCGCCACCCAAGATAGACCCTGAGAGTATAGATCTAGAGAGTGTAGTTGTGAGACTCATGACATATGATCACATACCCCCGCACCCTGTAAAAGAACACACAGGCAAAACAAATGCCGAACGCCATGTCAAGGTCAACTTTCCGGCTTTCCAGCACTATGTATTCCGTGAGCAACAATGGCTGTGTGTGGGCAAGAGTCACTGGCGGGGTGGTTTGCAGAACGGAGAGTTTTGTGTCACACATGGCAAAATGACCAACAAACTGGCCATGATGTTCATGAAGCTGGTGGAAAAATACGGCAGAAAAGGCAACTGGCGGGGGTACTGTGTAGATAGTCATACACAAGCCCTAACTCAGCGCGGTTGGTTGGGTATAGACGAGATAACCGAATCTGACATAATATTGAGTTACAACCAGGGTGATTTGAAATGGAGCAACATCAAATCCATTTACCGCGGCCATTTCCAGGGATTGATGCACAAAATATCTTCTCGTAGTATTGACAGCCTCATCACACCAAATCACAAAATTGTTACTAAAAGAGGATTGATACCCATCGAACACCTCAAAGAAAATGACCAAGTCATCGTTATGGGCAATGCAGTCCAGGACAACCACGGGATAATTCATTGTGATTCATTGGTGGAGTTGGCTGGCTGGATTGTTACTGAAGGATGCTACGACTATGACAACTATAACAACCTCCAATCTATTACAATATATCAAAATTCTGGCCACAAAGCTGACAGAATTCGCAATGCGCTCAGTAGGCAACAATACAAATTTACCGAATCTATCAGAGGCAAATGCATTTCCTTCCGAATTTGTAAGACTGACAGCCAATTATTGTCTGTAATATTTCCCAACAAAAATATACCCATACCTTTCATAATTGACCTCACACTCAATCAACGAGAGCTGTTATTCAATACCATGATCCATGGCGACGGTTGGAGACGCAAGAAAAATTCCACCTGGGTGCAAAAGGACCGGGCCAGAACAGATATGTTTCAAGCCCTTTGCACACTATTGGGCAAAAAAACAAATACACACAATCGAACACACATGAGCTGGGGAAACCAATCAGAGCTGATCGAAACCCATGTGTTCAGCAAAAGATCCAACACCACTCGCGGGGAATGTTTGAACCTGCATGGTGGAAAACGTAATGGAAGAAATAATCCAGGTCTTGGCAAAGAAACACATCCCAATGTTCCCACAACACCCTATGTTGGTCAGGTTTGGTGTCCTGAGACTGAATATGGAAGTTTTGTTGCTCGACGTAATGGAAAAGTCTACTTGACAGGGAATACCTACAATGACGAAATGCAATGTCAAGCGCTGTTGCAACTGAGTCAGATCGGATTGCAGTTTGACGAAAGCCGCAGTGAAAATCCCTTTGCTTATTATACGGCGGCGGTAACTAACTCTTTTACCAGAATCTTAAATACTGAGAAACGCAATCAAAATATACGCGACGATCTACTCATTATGGCAGGAAGCACACCAAGTTATACCCGGCAAACTGAAAATGAAATAGCACAAAAAAATCCCATCAAAAACAATCCCTAGGTCAACAGGGGCCACACTGCGTTAGCGGCAGGGAAAAATCCATTGTATCCTAAATTTTTGCAATCTCGGCTTGGTTGTTTGCGGGCACCAAGCACAAGATTTTGTGTTTTTAGAATGTCCACCTACTTTTGACATCAATATGATACAGAGACCAGCCTTCTTGATTACATGAGATGCCATGTGTTACAATCAGCACATGGCATCAGCAAACACACCCCCGGACTTCAGTCATGTTGCAGTGTTTAGTGATTTACATTATGGCATGCGAAACAACAGCCGCGAGCACAACATTGCCTGCGAAGAATTTGTCAAATGGTTCATAGCGCAGGCCACAGCACGTGGCATCAAGACGTGCTTCTTCCTGGGTGATTATCACCATGTGCGCAGTGCAATTAACATCAGCACCTTGAACTACAGTGTGGCTGGTTTGAGAATGCTCAACGCAGCATTTGACAATGTGTATTTCATCATTGGCAACCACGACTTGTATTTCCGTGACAAACTGGAAATCCACAGCATCCCCTACAT